ATGAGTACATATTTGAGGGTTTTTCACTGCTCCTTCATTTTAGTGTTAGTATTTATGGCTCTTACAGAATCTTGGTTAAAAGCGCAGCTCGGAAGGGATAGAGATAAGCTAGAAGAATTTTCAGATCGTGATGCCATGGGGGTGAGAATCACACCTAAGGGTAAAGTTATATTTCAATTACGATACCGCTATAACGGGAAACAACACCGGCTTGATCTTGGTTCATATCCTAACATCACTTTAAAAGAAGCCCGTTTAGAGTCGGATCGTTTACGTGCTCTATTGGAAAAAGGCCATGACCCTAAACAAGTAAAATTAAAAGAGCTTTCCAGTATTCAGAATGCTTATACATTTGAAAAACTATTTTCTGAATGGTATGAAAAATTCTGTTTTCCCAACAAAGCTAGTCATCATGATATTAAGCGATCATTCGAAATTTATGTTCTACCAAAATTTGGAAGCCAAAATAGTGATGACATTACAGCTTATCAATGGATCTCATTATTAGAGGATGTTGTTCGTCATAGTCCATCAATTGCAGCACGTTTACTTTTGAATGCTAATCAGTGCTTAAAATGGGGCGGTAAGCGGGGTTTAGTGACTTCTAACCACTTAGCCAACGTCTCAGCAAAACATGACCTTAGAATCGAGAAGAACGTAAAAGAGAGGGCATTAAGTGATTATGAAATTCATATTTCATTTGATGCGTTGAAAAATACAAGAATGGCCGAAAAGAATAAGTTATTTTTAACGATGCTATTGGTATATGGATGCCGGGTGGGTGAGTTAAAATTAGCTAAGAAATCAGATTTTGATTTTGAGAAGAATATTTGGTCAGTACCTGCTGCAAACCATAAAACTGGGAAAAAAACCAAAAAGCCTTTAATTAGACCAATTACAGAAAACATCAAACCATATTTGATTCAAGCAATGAAGTTATCACCTAAATCAGTTTATCTATTCACTGCAGATGGTTCAGATCAGCCACTTGGTGAATCATCACACCTGACAATGCCATATAACATTTTTCAATGGTTAAAGCGGCATAAAGACATAGAAATCCAACATTGGTCAGTGCATGACTTAAGACGTACCATGAGAACGAACATGTCTACGATCGCACAGCCGCATGTATGTGAGATTATGCTAGGGCATGCATTGCCTAAAATTTGGGGAACATACGATAAGCATGATTATTTAGACGAGCAATATCAAGCCTATACAAAATGGGTGGAGCGTTTAGAAAATATATGGAAAGATGAAACGCTAGCGGGCTAGCGTTTTTTTCTTTTTGCGAAGTGGTAACGATTGAAACCATGTAAGGATTTTACCTGAGTCATAATTGTTGCCTGAATTACGACAAGCAGAGAATGGCTTAGGCATAGGGTTCTCAAATTCTTCCTCATCTTGCCAGCGACATAATGTACGTGATGAGCGTTTAAGAATTTGCTCAAGATCCGACGTTTTTAATACTGGTTCTGACTTCAAAGCCTCTTCAATTGTCATACCTTGAAAACTAGCCATTTATTTACCCTCCGCATCTGCTTTCTTTCTTGTGTCATAGTCAATGATTGCCTCAGCTTCAATAATGAATTCTTTTTTACAGTGCTTACATTTGCATTCAAATTCACCAGGTTTATTCCAATCATCCTCATGTGCACAATCTTCGATATTATGACCATAGGCACAATATGGACAGTTAAAGTCATAAGCCATCTTTTCCGCCCCTTGCTGCTTCTACAGCTGCATTCAAAATCTTTTCACCATCTAACCGAAATACATCCGCAGTGATTCCGCTTGCTTCGACTTGTTGTTCAACCATCTTTTCAATAGCAACGATTGTTGCGTTGTTTACTGGCACCACCACGCACCCTTCAAGCATTTTATTCATGTGACTTACAGCTTTAATCCACATCGACCATGCTGTATTCACCAACTCATAAGCATGTTGTGCTTCATTATCAAAAGCTGAATCATCAAATTGCTCTGCATTGAATGAAGTGTTTACATTTTTGAGAACATAATTCCCTAGATCCATGTCGAACTTTAGAAATTCAAAGAGATTAGGAAGCCAATAGTGTTGTTCAAATGCTGACAATTGTTCTTTCCAGAATGACTGTTTTTTTTCCAATGCTGATGCATCAATTATGTTATTCACGTTATTTTCTCCAAATTGATTCTTTAAATTTGACATTGGCAACCAACGCCGTTACTTCTGATTCATTCACATTTTGAAAAATGTGAGTCATATTTCCCCCGAATACATAAAGTATTCGGGTTAGAGTGGAGTAGTTGAATTTCATGACTTAACACCTTCTTTGGCCATCTTTTCGATGTCTTGTTTTACGGCGTTAAGGGTTTTAACTTCGATTTGCAAAAGGTTGTCGATGCCTAGATGTTCACAGACAGTTTTGGTATCCAGACCACGCTCATCAATGAACCCAAGCAGCTCATCACGTTGAGCATTGTTAATGCCTTGAAACTCAGGCTGACCGATCCATTTGTTTTGATTCTTATCGAATGTGCACCCAAGTTCTTTAGATCGAGCAAGCATGATTTGACGCATGTTTTGGTAATACATGTGATCTTTGCTTAATGACTCAGTGAGTTGATTTAGATCGCCAGCATGCTCAGCTTCAGCACAGCTTTGTTGCCAGTTTGTTAAATCCTCGACAGCCTTAGTCAGTGCTAATTGTTCAGGTGTAAGGGTGTTGATATGGTCCTTAGCCGATTTAATAAGATCAGCTAGGAATGTTGGATTAGCTTTGAGATCAGGTACCCATACTTCACCAGTTTCACCACCTAAAGCACCTGAGTTTTTTGCATGGTGGGTAGGTGATGGCTTGAAGCTGATAACACGTGCATTCTTTCCTTCACCAGTGGTGACAGTTGTTAAATACCCCATAATGTCAGCAATACGGTAAAGCTCATTACGGTTTTTACCGCCTAGATCTGGACGATAGATAACTTGATCGCCGTTTTGATCTTCTGAGGCATGAGCAATGAAAACAACGTCTTTCCCAAGGCTGATCAATGTATTGATGTATTGCTTAAATGTTTGGTTAGCCAATCCCTGAGCTTTTAATTTAAGTGCGCCATCTTTCTGGCGGTTATTTGCAGTTAAGAGTAGGTGAGTCTTAATGCTTTCAAGCATGGCCCCAACTGTATCGATTACCACGGTGTTATATGCAGCCAAATCACTTGGTGTTAGGTCAACAACATCTTTCCATTGCTGAACTTGAACCACTGCGCCACGGCGTAGCTCACCGGTACGATGTGAACCACGGTCAAAGTCAAATGAAATGGCCTTGTCTGCAGTAAAGCCCATTGAGGTTTTACCAAGACCCGGATCAGCATAAATGTATGTGATGATTGCATTAACCTGCAAAGGTTGATCAGCACTAATGATATTGATAGCCATGATTACACCCCTTCAACCATTTTGTTTTTTTCGATGTGAGCTGTGATGACGGTGATCATATTTCTGATGTCATCTTTATTTGTGAAGACGTTATATTCTTTGCCATCTGGTGTGAGAATGCGTTCTACAGCAAAGTTATTGATAAATACCGCTTCATCTTTGCTGCCAAGCATTCCGTTATCATCTGCTACAACCTCAAAGTCAAAACCTGAATACACACGAAAGCCATCAAGATTGACCACTGCATTACCAGTTGATTCAGATGTGATTTGTACAGCCAGAACGCCGTAATCAGAATGTGTATTTCCGAAGCTATAAGTAGGTGCTTCTGGTTGAGGCTGAGAGTGGGTTAGTTTGGTACCGATTAAAGCACCACCTCCAACAAAGCCAGTGGCAATTGCCCATGAAGTAAGCATTACTTTCCCGAACTGGAAAGAAGGGTTGTTGTTAAAAGCAATTTGTTTCATAATCTTCTCGCTCTTTGAGTAAAAGCCCTTTTTTTGATGTCTAGTCTGGAAGGGCTTTTTTACGGTTAAAACAAAATGTGTTATGACAATATAAAACAAACCGTTTTAAAAGGTCAAGATTTTTATAAAACAAAATGTGTTGATTTTTATAAGCGAAAAAAAACCGCCATAAGGCGGTATCTGTAGAAGTTCATTTAATCGTAATGAATATCTTGAAGTGGCAAAGTAGGGTAGTCATGTACATGCCTACTTGGTGGAACAATATCAGTTACTGCAACAATTGCTTCAACCTCATCCATATCAAAAGTTGTTCTCTTTTCTCCGTTCACGGCTAATAAATGGAGTACTTCATTCACTATACCAATAAATTCTTTAACTGTTCTGCGTCCATCCTTTAATTGTACCTCGACAAATTCCGTTGGTGTTGGTGTTGCATCAGGATCGCAAACAATATACCAACCGTTACGGATTGCTGGATACATTGAATCACCTGTTCCTTTTACGGCATAGGCATGTAAACCTGCTGTGAGAGAAGGAACATAACCATCTCCACCATTACCACCATATCCCATTTCTGTGTAATAACCGTCATAACCCATTTTTGTATAAGACTTAACTGGAACCCATCCCCCAACTCTTGGCGAATGATTCACTTTCTTTTCTGAACAAACTTTCTCTATAGATGGTGTACCTTGACCTGTAAGTATCCATGCATAGTCTAATTTTAATTTTTGAGAAACTTGCAACCCCCCCTTTTTGGAAATCCCTCGCTTATCCCAGTTATACACAAGTTGAGAATCAACATCTAAAAGTGTGGCTAATGAATTTGCATTCAGACCAGTCTCATCATAAATGCGCTGCATGGTCGGGTGTAGCTCTTTATCACTCATAATAAAACAACCAAAAACAATTAAATTAATTTTCTCAAAAAAAACACAATCTGTGTCAAACAAAGTGATTGACCATAAAAACAAACTGTTTTATATTTATAAAACAAATTGTTTTATGTGGATTTACTTATGGATTCAATCCAAGCAGATCGCGAGTTAATAGAAGCGAATGGCGGGGCTTCTGTACTTGCACGAAAACTCAAATATAGAACCCAACGTGTTCAAAATTGGACAGTTAGAGGTATTCCGCCAAAAGAAAAGCTTTTACATCCTGAGATTTTTTTAAAGAAGAAATCTCGTACAAATAATGAAAAAGCAGCTTAGGAACAATCATGAGCAAAGTATCACCAGAATTATCCGCAAGGGCTAGAAATGAAGTTTCTAGAGTTTTGCAATCCCTTGCATCAAGTAACCAAAGTCAGGTTGCTGAGCAAATGGGGATTGATCCAAGCACATTATCAAGAATGAAAAATGATAGAAAATCCAATGGTTTGACTGAGCTTGAGAACTGTTTAGTTCTGTTGGACGTTCTTGGATTTAAAACAGTCCTCAAAAAATATCGAATGATTAGTGAGGAAAAGTTGAATGCACTTTTTGTGATGTCAAAAGCGTGGATGGAAAGCAAGCAAACAATTGACGATCTTTTTCAAGATGACATTGAAGATTTCGGCATGTGTTTTGAGCTTGGATACAAAGAAAAAGCCTGATGGTCTAGATCAGGCTTCAATGTTCATTAACCGATGAGATCAAGAACATGACAAATATATCAAATCAAGAAACGGCGGACAAGAGCATTGGGTTTCGCCCTGGTAACGCCGTAGTGATTAAAACATCCCTTGAGTTAGTGGACCGTACTATCGATACGGATGAAATTTTTATCGTTTTAAAAGTTAAGGCAAGCGGGATCAAAATTTTAACAGAAGGGCGAATTGTAACGGTAGCCAGTACAGAGATTCGATTAGCAACCAAGGCTGAACGAGAAGCGAAAAAACGTTTGATTCAGGGGGCTGTATGACCAGTTTCACACAGCAAATGAAGGATTCTCGTCAACAGAGCGAAATTCAATCATTTTATGAGCCTGCTTTGCATTTACTTGGTCATATTTTTGAGATGAAGAAGCAAAGTTTACGAAGTAAAGGCTATGACGAAAACAATGCTGCCGTCTCAAAAGAAGAGCTTGTGCAGTCCATGGCGCGTCAATTCAGAATTACACAATGGCTAGCGCAGCAAGTAGTAACAAGCTTGGTTAAGGCTGATTGTGTTCAATCATTTGGTGGCTATGTTAAGCCAAAGGATAGTGAGGCATGAAAAAACTTAAACAAAAAAAACAGGACATCACTGTTTCATCAGCACCTATTGAAACAACGATAGCTCTTGAGCAGCCAGTAAAAATATTCACGGCGAAAGAACTTGCTGCTATGCCTTTGTCTGTCATGAATACTGCGATTGAGGCTCAAGAAAAATTTTACATGCTTGAAGAAACTACGCATATGGGGGGGCAAGCTATAAGAGTTCGCCGTCTTATGGAAGATGGGCATTTGTTGATTCAAGTAAAAGAGAAGTCACGTACACGATACAAGATCAACAACGAGTTTATTCCGCCAAGAATTATTCGTCAGCTTGCATACCGTGGTTTGGTAAAGTTAGGAGGCGAGTTGCATGAGTAATTTTATCTCTAATGCATTTATGCTTCCTAATGACCTGATTGATAAGGGTTATATGGCGCTAATGAAAGGGCCTGCATTGGCTTGTTATTTGTATATCGCCCGGAAAACACGTGGGTGGAATAAATCAACCGATAGTATTAGTGTTTCTCAGCTTGTCGATGGTACTGGGTATAACAAGGATTCTGTTCTAAAAGGCTGTGAAAAGTTAGTCGATCTAGGGATTATTGTCAGAACATCATTTGCAAATCAGCCAGCAAAATACGACCTAACTGACAGTATTTTTGCAGTCGATATTTTAGATAGCGAAAAAATCGCAGGCGAAAATATAGATAGCAAATCTGATTCTGCAGTCGAATCTTTAGAGAGCACAGTCGATATTTTAGATAGCGTGCACTCTAAAATATCGACCCACAATAACAACTATAAAACAACTAATATAAAAACAAATATTAATACACGCGTAGAAACCAAAAGTGTTCCTGAAAAACTTAAAAAACAGAAGCAGAATTCTTACGATGCAAAAACGATTGAATTGCCAAATTCGGTAGACCGTAATCTATGGAACCAATTTGTTGATATGCGAGTTGGGATTAAAAAACCACTCACTGAAAACGCCGTAAATCTAATTCTTAAAAAACTTGAGTCATTTGGAGCTTTGGCAAATCAATCTCTGGAAAACTCAATCATTGGGAATTATCAAGGTGTATTTCAACCAAAACATGAATCCCACTCAAGCACACCATCATCAAACAACCATCGAAATGTCAACGACGCATGGGGCAATGTAAAACAATATGCGCCTGCTTCTGATGATATTGATCTAGGAGGCATGGTATGAATGCGTTTGCAAATCAATTAATTAAAAAAATCACAAATTCTGATCGCTTTTGTGAAAAACACAAAGAGCGAATGATTAGTGTTGGTGGGCGTGATTTCTGTAAAACATGTGCATCGGCTGCTTATGATCGCGCTCAAAAAGAGCATTTCCAGTCTGTAAACCAAATGGTTCGTGAAAAACACTTCGTAGGTGCAATGCTTCCTGTTCGCCACGCTGAAAGTGGATTTAAGAATTATTCGGTTAGCAACGATGGACAGAAAAATGCCAAAGCTCAATGCCATGCATTTGCAAAAGATTTCAATGCCGGAGTCAAGCGCAACCTGATTATGGTTGGTCGTACAGGGACGGGTAAAACTCATTTGTCATGTGCGATTGCTCGCAACGTTTTAGATCAACGTAGCTATGTTCGTTATACGACATCTGAAGACATGGCAAACGATATAGCAAATGCTTGGACAAAGGCAGACGACAGTGAAGCAAGAGCCGTATGGAGGTTCACTGATTATGATCTTTTAATCATTGATGAATATGGTCTGCATGATCAGCACGAAAGCCGACTGCAGTTGGTCCACAAAGTTTTATATGCACGTTATGACGCTAAAAAACCAACTTTGCTTATTTCAAACTGGACAGAAGCTCAATTGAAAGAAAGCTTGGGTGATCGCTTGTGGTCTCGCTTTCAACATGATGGCCTAACGATTGTGGAATGCAACTGGGCTGATAATCGTGTGGGGGGTGGCCTATGAAGATAACCCTCACAAATTCCGACATTCGTTTCTTTTTAGTGATGTTGGCCAACATTAAACGCCGTCCACACTACGAAAAAATCGTTGTTCGCCAAGTGATCAACGCATTTCACTACAACACAGAACATCAACTTAAAACAGAAATATTAAATCTTGCTGATTTGAGCAGACATGACGGAGAAGGGCGATGAAATTAACCAAAGCTCAAAGAGCAGATATAAAAATGAAGTTTGGTGGCAAGTGCTCTTATTGCGGCGAGTTGCTTGGAGAGAAATGGCAGGCTGATCATTTGATTCCAATTCGTAGAAATGGTGATGGCACCTGCATGAACCCTGAACATGATGTGATTGAGAACCTTATGCCTGCCTGTGCTATTTGCAACAAGAATAAACACTCATTTACTTTGGAGTTTTGGCGTAAGCAGCTTGAAGATTCAAATCGAAAGTTACGTGATTACGTGGCTAATTACCGTCTAGCTTTAATGTTTGGTCAAGTTCAAGAGACAACAAGCCAGATCGTTTTTCATTTCGAAAAGTGGGAGCAAAGCCAATGAACGCGATCAATCAACTTAAATCTAGTGTTGCAGATCAACAGGAAGAATTGGCAAGGCATTCAAATTGGGCCATTGATGAGGCATACAAGTTAGGTCAATCAGAAGATGTATCGGCAACCAAAGCGGAATTAGAAGAAACACTCAAACATGCACAAGAAGCTTATGAGTTTTTCAAAGTGGTTATGAATCGCTTTTGCATTTCAGAGAATCATCTGGAAAGCACAACAAAGAGCTACTTGCGTGAGATTGGCAATCAGCTAGGCCAGATTAAAGGAATTAAAAAATGACTAATGCGATCAATAAGAATGAGGTGAGCATGTTTAAGGTCGGGGAATCAGTAGTTTTAAAGAACAGCAGTCAAAACAGGGTTATGAAGATTCAAGCATACAACGATGAGTTTATTCGGGCTTATTGGAGTAAAAACGAATATTCATTTTCGCATGAGTCCAACTTTAGACACGCCACCCAAGAAGAAATCGCAGCAGGCCACAGAATTGACAATCAAAAATGCAAACACGGATATGACATTACCTGCTTGCTTTGCGGTTTTGGCACTGTAGATGGGAAGCGTGTTTATCACCAGTGGGCAAAAGAACGTCCAATTTCACGCAAACGTGCACGCAAGCTTCGCAAACGACACGGCGTAAGTGTGTACTTTTCTAAGCGTCTTGAGTGCTTAGTATGGGTGAAAACTGCATGAATACAATGAGCATCGATCAGTACCGCCGTGAAATTCTTAAGCAATGTGAAAAGCCTAAGGCCGCTAAACGCAACAAATTCAATGCCCAAAAGGTGGAACTGGATGGAATGACGTTTGATAGCAAGAAAGAACACAAGCGGTACATCGAGCTTAAAGCCTTGCAGCAACGTGGGGAGATTACCAGTCTAGAGCATCACACTAAATTTGAACTGGCACCTAAAACGAAATTGGAAGGTGAGAAACGGGCAAAGCCAGCATTACGTTATTTTGTTGATTTCACATACTACATAGCAGATAAATACATAGTTGAAGATGTGAAGTCAGTAGCAACTAGAAATTTACCAAGCTATCGCACTAAAAAACACTTAATGAAAACGGTTCACGGCATTGATATTAAAGAGGTATGAACAATGAATGCAATCACTACAAATAAAACCATGGACTGGTCTAAGTACACAATTGACGGATGGTTAGAGCAGTTCGGCGCTTGGTGTGAAACTGTGCGCATGAAGGGAGGTGATTTACCAGATGGTTTGCATATCAATCAAATCTACTGGTTGATGCGTGAAGCGGGCAAGGATTTACCAAAAAGCAAGTCTTATATTCGTTGTGAGATCAACGATTATGAAGCAGATCAAGTGCAGGCTTTATTGCGAAGTATTTTTAAGTCTGATTCAGTAGATTATCAAGCCAAGTATGCAGTAATGTGTTTAATCAAACATAAGGTCGAGAACAGATCATTAAGTGGTGTTGCTACTCTAACCAATCAGAGCAAGCCGATTGCACATATGATGATTAATTGTGGGCGTTTTTTCCTTCACTCAAGAGATAATCGGTTGAAAATTTGAGGACTATTGACTGGTATACCGACGAATGCTATATTTCTGTTATAGTGGAAGAAGTTATAGTAATTCACTGTATATCACACAAGTGATTAAGAAGTTCTTATTGAAGTACGTTTGCAAATGCAGATTCTTAAATATCACATAAGTGATTACTGTGTAAAAGCTCATCGAAAGTTGGGCTTTTTTTATAAAAATATATTTTCATATGGCTTATTCTTAAAATATTAGATTGCTGGTTGATTCATATTTACAAAGATAAAAATAAAGTATTTTTAATAGATTATTTTCTTGATATATTGGATTTGCTATAAAATAGCAAAATTCATAAATCATTTTAAAAATATATAAAAAAGGAAATATTATGTCTAAGTGCTTTCCACATTTAACACTTTCACTTGAAGAAGTCATTAATAATCACGATGGAATGTGTGTAATTATTAATCGAGCTTACTTTGGATTCTTAAGCCTTGGGAGTGGTTTGGATTCAGTTGGCGATACAATAGCTGTTGCATATGAAACAGATGACTATGAAAAATGGATGAGAGACAGTACTTGTATTTGGCAAATTAGCCAAGCACCTGAAGGTTATTACTTTAAAAACGAACGTGCTCCTGGAGAAGAATTTTATTTATTCCGTGGGGCGGATAGAGATCAGGGGGATTACACGATTTATGGGGAGTCAGAATGGCATGATGATAGAAAGAAACGAACCCAATTTGACATAATGCCTATACCTGTATTGCATGATGGTGGTCCACCTGCTCCGATAAGCCATTATATAACTGTAGGAGACGATAGTTTTTATGGAAGAGGATATTACTTAAAATCTGGCGTTGCAAAAAGCGAATCGGGTAGTCATCAGGTATATGCCACTTTGAACCATACTGGTGATCATAGAGATGAATGGTACTTGTTTGCTGTGCCTTAATTTTAAAAAAGTATTGAAATAGCCGGTGTATCGGCACTTAAAAGCCCGCCAATACCATTATTGGTGGGCTTTTTTATTGTGTTAAATTATCTAAATATTACTTTTTATAATTTAAAAAGCCCCTCAGATCTGAGAGGCTTTTTTATATCATCCTTAGTTATTGGCTAGTTGAAATTTCTCAAACAACTATATCAATCAAAGGGATAAATGTAATTATTAGTAAAATAAATCAGTGCACTAATTTATTCTTTATAGTAACGGAGTCTTAAATCATGCTCTAAGATTCGGCTAATAAGAAATTATTTGTTATTCGGATCTGGTTGCTCATTGTTTGCAGATTGATCATTTTCAGAAGCTGGCTTCGGTGATGTTTCAGTTTCTGCTGGAGGGATTACTTCAGAATGCTCATTTACCTGAGCTTTAGTAACATTTGCATGGCTTGTTGTATTTTGCGAAAAACTTTTGAAACCTGACATTTTAATCTTCTTTGTTTCGTTATGGAGAGCCCATAGTACGCTGTTATTTTACTTACACTACGGTAGCTTTAAGAGGTATTTGTAGGGATATGTAGATGAAATAAAAAATATATCTCTGAAATGTTTCTTAAATAAAATCAAATAAATATTAGTTGTTGATTGCTAATGTTTAAAAACCACTATCAGCTCCTGAGAATTTCAAGGGCAGGTACATAAAGATCACAAATATCATATTTCAATTAATTTAATTGCATAAATGTGATATTTATTGAGTATTATTCAAAAGTGTTTGCAATTGATGAGAAGAAAGCAAAAAGATTTGAAGATGAATGAATCCAATTGGTCGAATGATCAAGATTCATACCTCATAGAGAATAATTCTCTAACTATTGATCAAGTAATGTTGTATCTCCCATTTAGTGAAAATGAAATCAAAGCTAGAAAACAAATTCTTGGTCTCTATAAGCGTTACAGACAAATGAAGAATATTTAGTTTGGTTAGAAGTCATATTTTTTTAATGCCTTGTGATAAGTCATCAAAGTGAGGTTAATCAAAATGTACTCACAACAAATGTTAAGTGGCATAAGAAAGCTCCCTTGTGTGGTATGTGGCAATTTGCCAGTTAGCTCAACAGACAGTAATCATTCAGCTTATTTGAAAGGAGTAACTATTAAGTTAGGTGAATCTTTATCCATTCCTCTATGTAGGAACCATCATATTGAATTTAATCAGTTCCAAAAGATGAATAGATCACTGTCAATTGAATGGTTCAATCAGATGCTTGAAAAAACTGAGCAGATGTTACAAACATAATCGAGTAGTGTATTTTGATGTGAAAGACTTCATTTGAATACATAAGTTGATTGAGAGAAGTCCAGGTCTAGGTAAGACCCAATGAATTAGAAGCATATATCATATAGTGATGCTTCAATGTGAATGGTGATGATATTGAAATTATGTATTGGTGGTGATTTAGACGGAAAGAGAGTAGATTTAAACAAAAAAAAATTAAAAGCTGGAGAGATCGAAAGTAATAAGTCATCAGCTTACTTTAAGCAGATCTATGTAAAAAACGATAGAGTTTACAGTTTTTGGATTTGCCAAGATTTGAATGCAGATGAAGTGACGTGCCGTGTTGAAGATATTCTTAGTAAGATAAAGTAAAATTTCATTCAGAAGTGACGATAAAAAGTTATAGAAATCTGTAAGGGATTAACTTGTAATCAAAATATTTATTGTTTGTAAAGATGGCCTATTAGGCATAATATGATCAATTAAACTGGAGCATATTAATGCTAAAAGATATTACAGTTGTTGATTATCAAGGTAGTGAAAAAAAAGCTCAGGCAAATTATTCGGAAGCAATTTTACTTCAGTCTGGGAAAGTGAAAAGTCCACAAGTTGAATATATTTTGATAAAGGGTGAAATTATTTACCCTACGTTAGACTGGATTTTTAATAGTTCAGATGGAAATAGCTATTATATACAATGAAAATCACCCTCTTCGGAGGGTTTTTTAATGGGTTAAATATGGATACTTCTAAATATTTTGAACTCACAAGAAAGCGGGAGCATAATTCAAAGCCGCGCAATACGCCGTTGCCCAAGGCTAAGCAAGCATATCTTGAGGCATTTGAGGACTTTGAACGTGCACTACAGATTTTTGAAATAAAGTACGAAAAATTATTCCAATTTAATTCTACAAAACACTGGCGTTTTGACTTTCACCTCATTGAGCAAAGAATCTTGGTTGAGATTTCTGGCGGCCCTTGGTCTGGCGGTCGCAAGGGTAAATTAGCTTTTAAAGCATGGAGCTTGGATAAATATGATCAGGCTTGGGAGAAGGACTATACCGTTGTAAGGATTGAATCTTCAAGCAGATATAAGATTGATGAGTCTGGGCCAACTCAAATCGATGCCAGTCATGCAGACCAGTGGCTTAAAAGTTTAAAGAGGCAGAAATTTAATGAACCAGATAAGACCATTTCCACCGACTGAGCTCTTAGACAAAGCAGAGGAAGAAGAGGCTATCCGACTGGCACCTGCACCAGATTTAAAAGAATGGGTTATTGCTAATTACCTCACTGCTGAAGCTGATCTTTATAATCCGGATCATGACCACATAGCCGAGCTGCTGCACGACAATGAAGAATTTTTGGCATTTGCATGGGCTTCACAGGCTTGTACTGTTAAAAAGCAAATGGTGCTTGGTCAGTGTGAAAAAGTGATGTTCAACGTTGGTGGGTGGCGTAAGGCGCGACAAGAACAACAAATGCGCGACTGGTTTGGCTTTGTTCCGATTTATTTAATCACTATCGATGCAAGCTTTTGCGAACAAACTACTGATAGAAACTTTTGTGCATTGATTGAGCATGAGCTGTACCACATAGGCGTAGAGCGTGATGCAGACGGCGAAACGATCTATAGCGATAATACTGGATTACCAAAGCATTATTTAGCAGGACATGACGTAGAAGAGTTTATAGGTGTGGTCAAACGACATGGCGCAAGCGAGAACGTTAAGCGACTTGTAGAAGTAGCGAAGCAAGCGCCGTTTGTATCGGATTTAACTATTACCAAGTGCTGCGGGACATGCGTTATTAGTTGAGCCGATTGGCTCATTTTTTTTGGCTATTTAGGTTGACGTAGGTTGACAGGATTGAGGATATGGCGGCTCTAAAAAAAGAGGTAAAACTCTTTATAGTTCGCTCACTTGCCGTATTTAATACACCCACTGAAACTGCTGAACTCGTCAACCAAGAATACGGGGTAAAAGTTACTAAGCAGCAATGTGAAAAATACGACCCCACAAAACGAGCAGGTGAGAATCTTAGCGAAGAACTAAGAATTGATTTTGAAAAGACTCGTGAAATGTTTTTAGGCAAGCCTGAGGCAATTCCAATTGCTAATTTGGCTGTGCGGTTACAACGATATGAAAACCAATACCAAAAACATAGTAGAAATCGAGTGGCTGCTTTAAGCATCTTAAAACAGGCGGCAGAAGATATTGGTGGGAAATATACAAACAAAACTGAATTAACCGGTGCTGGTGGTGAGCCTCTTAACCCTGAGAATGTAACCCATGTTGTAGCAACACCAGAGGTGGTAAGGCAGGTATTAGATGAACTCGAAGGTAAATACTAGCCTTTTATCAGCTGAGATTGAGCGACAACTTTGTGAGAAAAATCATCTGTTCTTCACGCGGCGTTTCTTCTTGCCTCGTATGGGTTTTAAGTTTTCTGTCAATTGGCACCATGAATATATTGCAGACAAGATTGATCAAGTCATATCGGGAAAGGTAAAAAACCTTGTTATTAACGTTCCACCCGGTTCGGGCAAAACCGAACTACTAACAAACCTTATTGCCCGTGGCTTAGCGCGTAACGCACGTTCCCGCTTTCTGTATTTGTCGTTTTCTCAGTCATTGGTTGAAGATGTATCAGCAACGGCGCGGAACATTGTCAAATCAGTTGATTTTCAAAATCTGTGGCCAGTTAAAATCTCAACCAGCACGGACTCAAAATCAAACTGGAAAACCACTGTAGATGGATATGATGCGGGGCACGTTTATTCTGCGTCAATGGGTGGGCAAGTCACAGGTCGCCGTGCCGGTACCTTGGCAAATGATGGCTTTACAGGAGCCATTATTCTTGATGACCCTTTAAAGCCTGAGGATGCATTTAGTAAATCGGCACGAAAGAAAGCCAACCGTAAGATACTGAACACGGTCAACTCGCGTAAGGCCAAGTCTGACACTCCAATTATTCTGATCATGCAGCGTTTGCACGTTGAAGATCCAACCAATTTTGTGATGACTGGTAATGTGCCTGGAGAATGGGAACAGATCTGCATTCCTGCGTTGATCGATGATGATTACATCAGTAAATTGCCTGAGCATATACAAGATAAGGTACCGAAGGATGCAGAACGTGATGAATTAGGTCGCCAAAGTTATTGGCCGCTTAAAGAATCACTCCAATCATTACTGCAGCTTGAAAAAGGGGGCGAGGATAAAGACGGCGCAATTGTTTCTCGTTATACCTTTGCAAGTCAGTACATGCAGAGTCCTAAAAAGCTTGGTGGCGATCTTATTAAGACTGAGTGGTTTGGGCGCTACAAAGAGTTACCTGCACTGCTATGGCGAGCCATCTATGTCGATACGGCGCAAAAAATTAAAACGCACAATGATTACACGGTGTTTTTGCTCGTTGGCATGGGAGTGGACGGCAAGATCTACATCATTGACTTGCTAAGGGGGAAATGGGAAGCCCCTGAGATGAACAGGCAGGCCAAAGCATTCATTGATAAGCATAAGGCTTATTCATACGAAACAAGGCCAATCCGCTGGATGAATGTCGAAGATAAAGCCCATGGTACCCAGCTGATACAGAACCTTGGTACTTATGCTGGTGTTCCTTGTATTGCCATTCAACGTGGTACTGACAAACTCACTCGCTTCATGGATGTTCAAGTTCATTTAGAAAATGACTATGAAAATAAACCTAATGATCGATTGGTTATGCTCCCAATTGGTCAGCCTTGGGTTGCTGCGTTTATTGAGGAGTGTGAAGCATTCACGGCGGATATGACACATGATCATGATGACCAAGTAGACACCCTGATTGATGCAATCGAAGAGGCTACTGTTAAACAGAACTATGAGGCTCCAATGGGCGGTTAAGATATGGCAAAGAAAGACAAATCAAAGAAAACAAATAGCCCTCAGTCATCAGCGACTGGGGGTTATTTGTATACGCAACAAGCGGAACAAGCTTTTATCAAGTTTCTTACTCGGATGCCTGATATTGATGAGGTTCTAAGAAAGGCAGGGGTTTCTCGAAATCGTTTAAGCATTTTGATGTATGACGATGAAATCTATCAGTGTGTTGAAAAGCGACAAGATAAACTTGAAAGCTCGCCGTTCCGTTTAGAACCAAATGATTCAACAGCATCTAAAATTCTTGCAGATGAGCTTCGTAAATGGTGGTCTGAGCTCGTTTTAGGTGCACAAAATGCTCGATGGTATGGTTACTCAGTTATTGAGGCTGTATACGACCAGACAGCAACTCATTTTGAAGGGGCAATAATTACGCCTTATGTTGGTTGGAAATGGGTAGGTGTTAAACCTATGCAGTGGTTTGAGCCTAAAAATGATGGTCGTTTGATCTTGGGGCAAAACTACAATGATCAACGCCGTGATATTGAGTGTGATCAGAAACTTAAATACTTCTTAACACAATGTAAGCCGAGCTATGAAAATCCATACGGCGAAGCTTTATTTAGCCGACTTTATTGGTTGCACTTCTTCAAGAATGGCACACACAAGATGTGGGCGAAATATGTTGAGCGGTTTGGCAATCCTTTGTTAGTTGGTAAAACCGCCCACGGCGTTGAGGCAATGCTTAAGGCTTTGCTTAATGCTCATGCACAGTCTGTTTTATCTATTAACTCTGCGGATTCAGTTGAAGCGATTTCAAATAGCCAGAATGGATCTGGGGCGTTTGAATCATTTGACAAGAAAATTGAACGAAGTATTCAAAAAGTGATTTTAGGTCAGACTCTTACAAGCAGCACGGATGGGGGAGGCAGTAGAGCATTAGGAGAAGTACATTTAGAAGTGCAAAACAATAAGGTGAATGCAGATATTCGAATGATTACCTCGACAATGCAAGCCTTGGTTGATGCACTTTGTTATATCAACGGGTGGGACCGTCACAAGATTATTATCGGTGATGAAAAGTCTCTAAACATAGATAAAGCTGGACGAGATGAAAAGATAAAGAATGCTGGTGCCAATTTAACGTCACAATACTTTTTGCGCGAATATGGCTTACAGGAAGGTGATGTAGCAGATACGCCTCAGGCTCTTCCAGTTAAGCAGTTTAGAGCTTTGCCGAATAGTTCATTCAGTTTTGCTGCTGATGTGCGAAAGCTCAGCCCGCATCAAAAAGAAGTGGAAGAGCTCACCGATGCACAGGGGACATTAAACTTACTTAATCAGAATCAGATTGTTGAATTGATAAAGCAAAGTGAATCGCCAGAGGCTCTTGCATTCAATTTACAGAAGTTAATTCCCAATGCATCTAAAACTGAGTTCACGGCGAACTTAGAACGGGCACTGTATGCGGGTGATGTGCTTGGGTATGTTCTTTCAAGTGGAGGGTAAAATGCAGCCAGTCCCATTTCTTGAGGCCATGCGATATGCCCAATTAAAAAAGATAGTGCTGCCTGATGAGTTCTATTCCTTGGATTTGCGCACTAGGCAATACGCAAGCACAGTTAGCTTTCTATCAAGTCTTGAGCAGATCAATACGGTGATGCAGGCAGTTAATAAATCAATTGCTGAAGGATCTACTTTTAACGACTTTAAAGAATTGGTAGCTGATAGCGGTATAGCGTTGCCTGAGTCTTACTTAGACAACGTTTTCCGTACTAACGTCCAGTCAGCTTATGCACATGGACGATGGCAGCAACAACAGCGCAATAAAGCGGCTAGACCTTATCTGATGTATTCAGCGATTGATGACAGTCGAGTGAGGCCAAGCCACTTGGCTATGAATCGAATTATTCGACACATAGATGATCCATTCTGGTTGATTTGGTATCCGCCTAATGGGTTCCGTTGTCGTTGCACTGTAATAGCTCTTACAGAGAAGCAGGCGCTTAAATACGGCATAACCTCAGATGAGGATTTGCCTGATGTCGCCGTTGATCTTGGTTGGTCAACCAATCCCGCCGAATTTGGTGATTTGTCTGATTTGGTGGACCAAAAAATAGGGGAGTCTGTTTTAAGCAAAGAAGAACTATTAAATCAGAAACAAGTAATTCAAGCTGAATGGAAAGCCAGCGAAAAGTTAAGAAGTTTATTAGCCCCGATGAATGGAAAAAGTAGAGATCTATTCAATACTGTTGTTGATACTGTAATTCCTTTAGATCCAACAATCAGACCGAGTGCTGTAAAGACCTTCATTGACTATGTTGCCGGTAATGACGAAGCTCTCACGGCGGTTTTAAACAAAGATCCAATTAATTTAGCTGAGGATGTACTGCGCCGTTGGGTTAAAGGTGATATGGCTCAGATTAAGTCTATTGCATCTAATTCCACGGCCGCCGTGACGGGAGCAGCGACTTTAACTGAGGTCGCTGCTTATCAAATAGGACAAATAGTAACGCTTAACTCGCCTTTGCTTGTTGCTGGCAGTGGATCTGATGTAGTGATCAAAGTTATTAATGCAAATGGCGCAGGCATTGATTTAGCCAAGCTTAATGCAGGTCAAGGGGTGTTATTTGAAATTGGTCTGTCTTTAGAGGTGGTATCAATTGAAACCAACAAGGGGCAGCTTATTTACACTCTAAGAGCCTTATTAAATTAACTTTATGAATATTAAAGCCGTCCTTATGGGCGGTTTTTTTATGGAGAAAGAAAAGTGGCAGGAACAAATGAAAAGCCAGATCCGCCAATCTCAGCGTATCAGTTTAAGACGAACCCCTTTGATGTATCGAAATCAACGGAGGAAGGGAAGAAACGAACCTTTATTGGTGTTGCATACAGTGGCGAAGTGATACAAGGCCATTATTACTGGGGAGATGTGATCTTTGACTTAGACACAATCCAAATGAAAACACCCTTAGGCGCATTGATCGATCATGATCCTGGTCGCCGTGCCGGTGTGGTCCGTAGTTTCACCAAAGATAACCAAGGTGGTCTTAAAGTTTCAGGTGATTTGCTCTCTAACAAGAATGGGCAAGAAGTTGCTCAAGATAGTGACGAGGGTTATCCGTGGGAAATGTCAGTTTATATCGTGCCTGGTTCAATTGAAGAAGTAGATCGCGGTGAAGTTGTTGTAAACGGCAAAACACTAAAAGCCCCAATCACAGTTTTCCGTAACGGCGTTATCCGTGAAGTTTCATTTTGTGCGCTTGGTGCTGATGACAATACGTCTGCAGTAGCGGCAAGTCACACCCCTAAACAATTTAACAAGCAAGAGGACTCAGACGTGACCGAGTTAGAAAAACTGAAAGCTGATAATCAAAAGCTTACAACCGAACGTGACAACGCTGTAACTGAGTTAAAACAGTTCAAGGCAACTAAACGTACTGAAGATATCGCAGCACTTGAAACTGAACTGAAAACTCAATTCAGTGCAGAGGATAAAACTGCATATACGGCGATGGATGACACAACATTTGCTTTTGCATCTAAACAATTACTCCAATTTTCAGTAGGTGGTCAGGGTGACCAACATTCGCAGCAACCAGCGTCAACCCAGCCAAACCCTTTGGCACACCTGTTTACGCATCAGGCAAATGGTGGCAATCAAGGCCACGGCGGGAATGGCAATCAAGAACATCAATTCTCTGCAGGTGCTAAAGCATTTGCGGCTCAAAATAAGGGAAATTGATTCATGAGTAATACTACTTATTTTCCGAACACAACACGCTCAACACGTCCATTAATTTTGGATGTGGAAAAGCTTCGCCGTGCTAATGCATTGCCGACTACAGCAACAGCATATAAGAAAGGTGATTTGCTGACGCTCTCAAATACAAATGTATTAACACATGCTGCTGATGCATCCACTTGGGATGTGATCTGTGGGCAGGATGTTACTGCAGCACAAGCAACGCAAATGGCTGCCGAAGGGGTGGAACTTCCGATCTATTACGGTGGTGTATTCAGTGTAGAAGGGGTTTCAATTAGCGGCACTTTACTTTTGGCAAATCAATATGCCGCTGCACGTGCCAAAGCAACCAAAAACAAAATCGAATTATCAAAGGTGTAAGAATCATGCCACAAACATTTACAGTAAACGGCGCGCCACTCGAACTCTTAGATGTTGGCGAATTAGCTTTAGTGCATAGCAACTATAAGCCAATGAACACTTGGATTTTAGACAAGTATTTCCCTAATCGTCCTTCATTTGATCGCGATGAAGTGCCAATGGCAGAATTAAATGTGGTCCATGATCTTGCACCTTTGGTTTCGCCACATCAACCGGGTAAGCCTTTCGATACTTCGCGTTCTGCAAAAGTGGAGTTTGTGAAGCCTGCCTATTACAAACCAAAGAATATGGTTACCCCTGCAACTTCATACGATGAAGCATTGATTACACGCTTACAACAAGCGGGGATTATCTCATCTGGTAGTCAACAACTGTCTGATCAGGAAAAGATGATTATTGCCCAAATTGCAGTAATGAAACGTAACCATGATGCTATTGATAATTCAATCTTATTAATGGCGACCGAATTGCTCTTAAATGGTAAGTATTTACTGCAGTCAGATGACTATGAGTACAATATGGTTGACTATGAGCGCGATGCTTCATTGACCTTTACGCCTGCTATTCCATGGAATCAAGCAGGTGCAACGCCAGTAACAGATATTGAAACCATGGAAAAGCGTTTACTCGATGCTGACGGTGGTGCTTCAAAGTCCTATTTGATGTCTGGCAAGGTATGGGCGGCTTTATCGGCTAATGATGAGTTTAAAGAACGCTTTGTTAAACCTTATGCAGGTATTTCTGTTCCATTTAAACCAGGTCTGAACGTTCAGGATGGCGCATCATTCAAAGGGTATTTGGATGAAAAAGAACTTTGGGTGTATGACGCTACATATCGATTGAAATCTGGCAAAAAACGCTTTATTCCAGATGATTACTTCGGTGCGATATCAGATGAAGATGGCTCTGTTGCCCAATGTAAAATTAAGAACATGCTGGCAAATGGATTAATTGCTAAGTACTTCGATCGTCAATGGTATAACGAAGATCCAAGCGGTATTTTCTTAATGACCGAATCAGCGCCTCTGACAGTGCCTTCTAACAAGAACGGTGTTTGTGGTGGTAAAGGCTTTATTGTGTAAGGGGGAACAGCATGCCAAAGTATATTGCAAAACAATCGGTAGGCCACTTCTTACCGGGTGATGAAATCAAAGGGCTTGATGCGGAACGTATTCAAGCCCTTTTAGCATCTGGGGCTATTGAAGAATACAAAGCACCAGAGCAAACGCCGTCAGATGAATCACCAAGCGATTTGAAAAAGCTCTTAGGCGAAGTGGCGGATCTGAAGGCAACCAATACGCAGCTTACGGAAGAAAATACGAAAGCTTTTGGCGAAGTGGCGGATCTGAAGGCCAAAATCACAAAACTTGAAACGGATCTGGCGGCAGCAACGGCCAAGTCAAGTAAGACTGGTAAAGCCACTGCAGATGAAACTGCCGAGAAAGGTGCGCCAGAATCAACTAAGTAAGGTGATCTATGTATGCGACCAGAGAAGATCTTGAGGATAGATTTGGTGCGGCAGAAATAGCAAATCTGGAAGCGATGCAATCAAAACCTGAGGCGGTCAAAAGAGCGCTTCAGGATGCATCTGAGGAAATTGATAGCTATGTTGCTGTTGCATATAAATTACCTCTACCGAAAACCCCAAGTACATTGGAGAGAGTTGCCTGCAATATTGCGCGGTACCGGCTTTACTTTCAACAACCAACAGAGGAAGTAGAAAAGCGATATGAATCCGAAGTTAATTATTTAAAACGGATTGCTGATAAAAAAGCTTATTTACCAATTCTTGATGATGAAGAGCAACCGACTGGGGAACTTCCACAACAGGCACCCGCAACGATGCCAATTGGTACCACGTACCGTGGCGGCATGTTTGCAGATGACATCCTTAATCAAATGCCAGACTTAAAGTGAGGTAGTTATGCCGGTATCGATAACAATCAAAGCTGAAAATGAGTCACCAGTTTTAAAGATGTTTGAACACCTGATTGGTTATGACCAAAAAGCCATGTTTGACGAAATAGGAGCTTACGGCGTTAGTTCTACTCAATTGCGTTTTGTTGATCAGTCTGATGTTGATGGCAACCCGTGGAAGCAATCGTGGCGAGCCAAATTACAGAATGGCCAAACATTGCGTGATAAGGGGCTACTCATGAATAGCTTAACTCACAATGCATTTGAAAATGGTGTTGAGTGGGGAACCAATATTGAGTATGCCATCCCGATGCATTTTGGATCTCACATTTTGCCTAAAACTGGCCAGTATCTTGTTTTTAATGTGGCAGGTAACTGGCGAAAGGTTAAGGAAGTAACCAACCCACCACGATCATTTTTAGGTATTAATCAAGATGATGATGAGGAAATCTTAGACATTATCGGGAGGCATTTAAGTGGCTAATTTTTTCGCCGTACGTGCTGAAATAGCTGAAAAGCTCAAGGAAATTACTGAGTTTAAGCAGATTTACACGCCGTTGAACTCAGTGAGCGTCACTGAAATGGCTCAAGTAACGCCATCTGCGCATGTCAATTTTCAACGTGTTCGAAAAGCTGATGATGCTAACCGTGGCGGGGCGACATCATTGTCTTTGCATTGGGCAGTTACCGTTGCTTGCCGTAACGCTCAATCACAGCTAAATGATATTTCCGCCGTAGCAGATGAAGCGGGTGAACTGCTAGACCAAGTTATTCAGCTTTTAGGAGGTTGGAAGCCTGCCAGCAGTGTACGTCCATTAGAGTTGGTTGATATCAAAGACGGATATGGGCCGAGCTTTGTGTATTACACGGCGATCTTCGAATCAAAACGATTTATTTAGGAGCTGCTTTCATGGCAGGTAAACAATACAAAGCATTAAAGCCTCTTGGCCGTTGGGCTGAGGGTGAAACAATTGGAGCTTTGCCGATTGCGCAAATCCTTCAATTAGAAAGTGATGGAATTATCAAAGCAATTGAGGAAAAAGCTTCAGAAGAGCAGATCCCCAAAGCAGAGGTAAAACAACCAAACAAAAAACAGGTAGGGGAAAACAATGTCGAAGCCTGATTTACTCTCGCTACAAGGCGAACTGCATTTAGCAAAATACGTTAATGGTGTACCAGGTCCATTATTAGCAATTGGCAATATGCCATCTTTAAAATTGAAGATTAAATCAGATAAAACTGATCATTTTGATAGTCGCTATGGCTATCGCGCTAAGGATGCAACGTTATATAAGCAAACTGGTGTCGAGATTGACGGCGAGCTTGATACAGTGAATAAAGATAGTCTTGCACTTGTTATGAGTGGTAAGAGTATTGAAATTGCTTCAAAAACGATTACTGATGTTTCATTAGGGACAATTACAGTTGGCTCAATGATTGACCTTGGTCTGCGTAATCTAACTGGTGTTACCTTTAAAGACAGTGCCGATGCTGCTATTGATGCAAGCAAGTATGTTCTTGATTCAGTATTTGGCACTGTAACTTTTGTTGAAACCGTTAGTGGTGCTGTAAAGTGGTCAGGTACCGCAGCTGCAAAAACACGAACAGTGATTGCCAATAACATTGGTACCGAGTACAAAGCTTTGTTTAAGGGCATTGATACTTACACTGGTGATAAAGTTGTTGTAGAACTACATCGTTTGACGTTCTCACCAGAGACAGAGTTCGACTTGATTAATGAGGATTTTAATAAGTTCTCAATCTCAGGCGATACGATCGCAGACAATAGCAAAGCGAATGATGCAGAGCTCAGTGTTTTTGGTCACATTGAACGTTTCAAAGTAACCACACCGTAAAACAGAACTACAGGCACAGGGGCGCATAAGCGTCTTTTTTTGTGCCTGTACCTTTCAGGATTCTTTCTATGAATGACTTTTTTCTAGCGAACAATGAATCATTGCCCCATGTTTTTGTTGATCATGAAATCCATATATTGCAGATCCAAGTGAAGAACTTGGAACGATTCGCCGTATATGCCAATGAGATTAAAAACTCTTTGGAAAGTTATTCAATAGAAACAATCACGCCGTTAATTGAGCCACAATTGCTCAACATCATGGGTTTGTGCTCATTGGTTACGGATATTAGCCCAGATGTATTTCAAGCGCACATGGCGCAAACCAGCGCGATTGCTGAGCTTGTTTTAAAGATCATCCAAGTGAACGATGCATTTTTTAAAAAAGAAGAACGGCGCAATCGTTCAAGAGATGAGACTGATAACCCAAGTTGGTTTTATGCTTTTGCATATTTGGTGAGGAATGGCCATAGGCACGATGATCTTATGAATCTGACTTATGGTGCATTTTTGCGATATTTGAAGGAGGCGCAAGCCCTAGAAAGACAGCAAATTAAATCCTACGCCGTGGCAACGCGTGTTGCGAACCATACTGATAAAAGCGGATTTGAAAAATATATTAAGCAAGTGGATTAATAGAAACTGTTGTTGATAAGCATGGTTTATATTTTATAAGTAATAATTGTTAGATATTTTAATAATGTTTTTTATAATCTCTAATTAATTTAGAAATATATATTGTTAAAACATTGGAAGTGTCTTTAAAGCTATTGATTATAATATGTATAAAATTATAATTTATTAATATATAAATATTTGTTGTGGAATGTAAAATGCTTCATAGGGGAAATTACAAGATTCAACCAGTTGATGGGATGGGAGGTGGAACATTTGGGGAGGTTCAGTTAGTAAAAGTTTTTAATCAAAAAGATCATTTTTGCGGTTTTTTTGCAATGAAAACAATGAAATCAGATGCCCGAGAAATAGATTCCTTTAGAAAAAGATTTAAGCGAGAAGGGTATTTACAGGCTAAATGTAGTCATCAAAATATAGTAAGTATATATATTTGCGATCTTGATAATGTTGAACCTTGGTTTGTAATGGAGTTAGGTGATAAAGATGTCCAAAAGCTTATAGTTGAAGGGCCTTTCCCTAGAGAAGAAAAATTGAAGTGTATTTTACATTTATTGTTAGGTATGGTTCACATACATGGCTTGAAGCTTTTACACCGTGATATCAAACCTTCAAACATGGTAAGAGTAAATGGCATTTATAAAATTGCTGATTTTGGTTTAATCAAAAATACAGAACCAAATCCTGGGTCGACTCAGTTGACGGCGATTGGGCAAGCTATGGGAACTAGAGGTTTCGCAGCGCCTGAGGTGGCTTTTGGTCATTATGATTATCTTACTGATATTTATGCTATTGGTACTTTTATCGAGCAAGTATGTTATGACGATGAGACTCTTGGAAATACACTCTTTCCTTTAATAAATAAATGTAGAGAGAATCAACCTCTACATAGATTCCAAAATATTCAGCAGATTCTAAATGTTTTTATGCCTATTTATGAGGGGGAGTTAAATGCTTGAATTAACAAATGTAGCTGCTTTCACGCACTCTAAATCTCCTGAGAAAACTAATGAGGATTTCATATTACTTCCTTCAAAAATAGAAGGAGGTTATTTATTTGGAGTCGCAGATGGTGTTGGATCTTATCTAGGAGCTGATTTTGCATCAAAATTAGCAATTAAAATATTTTCTAAAATTCAATCCATACCTAATGAAACTGAAATCGATAAAATTCTTCTCAATATTAGAAATAAAATTGGAGAGTTGGATTCAATAAATGTTGATTTTTTCCAAGCGGCTACAACATTAACTATTGGTGTGGTAGAAGATGAGGGCCTACATATTATTCACGTTGGAGATTGTAGACTTTATTTAAAAAAAGAACAGAAACTTTTAAGCCTTACTAAAGATCATACCCAACATCAGAAATTATTGGATGCGGGTCTTTATACTGAACGTCAATTGAAAAAAATGTCTGGTAAAAATGTCTTAGTTACAGCATTGTCCAAAAATATTAATCTTGAATATCAGTATTCATTTCATAGTGTTAAGGATTTAGTCGATGAGCAAGGTAATATTTTACTTTATGTTATGTCTGATGGAGCACATGAATTTTGGGAAAAGCGTCCTAAATTCTCATTAAATACTATGAATAGTCCAACTGCTTTTAGTACCAGCTTACAAAAACGCATTGAGAAAAATGGTCCAAGTGATGATTACTCCCTTGTATCTGTAAAGTTTAAAGTGAAATTATAGGTTCAAGCCAAACCTCCCTCGGGAGGTTTTTTAATGTTTTTCACTTGAAAAAAAATTAACTACCCTCAAACAATAAGTTCAACTATTTTAATAAGGTAAGAATGATGAGTTTTCAAGCAGGTGATGTTGTTTATTTAAAATCTGGTGGCCCAGCCATGACTGTTCGTTGGGTTAATCACGATGAATGCGCATGTGAATGGTTTATTAATAATCAAGAATTAAAAGGTGATAAGTTTTTGGTTACATCTTTAACTAAAGAAAGCCCAAGAAAAGCTGGAACTGCAGCCCCAGTGAAAACAGCTCATCATTTCTAAAGAAATAACAAATAAATCCATGTTATAAATACCCTCTTCTTTGAGGGTATTTTTATGTGGTTGATCTTAATAATAATTGGAATTTGCGTTGGATTATTTTTATTAGTTAAAAGAGCGAGTGACTCACCAGATGTTCCTTTAGAGAATACTAGTTTTCCTAAGAATAATAAACTTTATGCTTTTGAAATAGTTGGTGAACAAGCGTATCAACATAATTTGCAGCGTATTGCTGGGGAGAAAGAAGAAGAGGCTAAATTTGTAGAGGTTATTGCAAAAGTATCATCAGACCCACTCAACAAGTATGACAAAAATGCCATAAAAGTTGAGATAAATGGATTGTTGGTAGGCTTTATAAGTAAAGAGCAAGCAAAAACCCTCACAGGAAAAATCATAAGTAAAAGTGTTCCTGCTGTAATTGTTGGTGGTTGGCTTGATGATGATAGCGAAGGTAGTTACGGTGTTAAACTCAGTATCGTTAACTTAAACGAATTGGTTGATTAGGAATGATTAAATAAGTGTTTAAACATTGACATGAGCATAGTAAAACCCGCCGTATGCGGGTTTTTTAATGACTTCAATTCAGCCTTTTGATAAATTATGTGCGATATATAACAAATGGTTTAATTTATGAAGTATTTAATATTAGGGGTTGTTTCTTTGTTTCTGTCAGTTAGCGCTTTTGCTTATGACACAAAATCTATAAGAACAACAACAGAAGCGGTTTTCTTAGGTGATACTGAGGAAAGCATGCTGTCAAAACTTGGTAAGTCTAAGCCTCGTTATTTTGTTTATAACAATGATGGTTTTGTTTGTGCTGCAACTGAATATAAATATGAAGTTGATATGTCGCTATATACAGTGCTGATTTGTCGCGGCAAAATTTTTAAAATCGATGTGACTAATAAATGAGTATATGAAATGGAATTCTCTAAACAACAACTAATAGGTTTCTTTGGGGCATTTTTGCTTTTAATAGGAGTTTTTCTTCCTGTAATAAGTGCACCACTAATTGGCACAGTTTCATTGATAAATAATGGAAAGGGTGACGGAATGATTATTTGCGGCCTTGCAATTTTATCATTCGTTATTATCGCACTAAAGAGGATAAAGCTTTTATGGCTTTCAGGTGGTATTTCTTTTTTATTACTTAGTTATGACCTTTACACTATTGCGTCTACTATTTCGAAGACTAAAGCTGAAGTGACTTCAAAATTACAAGGGAATCCTTTTGGCGGTCTTGCTGAGGCGATGATGAGCTCAATTCAGCTACAGTATGGGTGGGTAATTTTGTTTATAGGCTGCATTATCCTAATTATTACTCCATATTTACAAAATAATGATAAGAGTGAAGAGGTATCTCAACTTAATGATCAATTTCAGCCACCAGTTATTGATCAGAAAAATAAAAAAGTAGTAGTTGATCTGTTTGATTACAATGAGAAGGCGAATATGGATTCAGTGGAAATGAAATCTTGTCCATTTTGCCATGAACTAATACGCCTAACAGCGATAAAGTGTAAACATTGCAATAGTATGCTGGAATAGTATAAGCAAAATTTTAAACCTGACCAAGTGTCGGGTTTTTTATTGCCTAACTTTTAGTTTGACCAATCAGGTGTGTTCATTACCGCATGCCTATTTGGTCTTTTTTTATTGGTAATGAGGTGTGTATATGTCTAAAGATCTGGTGTTTAAAGTCGTACTTCAGGCTGATACAAAAGATTATGTGTCTAACGTAAAACAGTCTGAAGATGTCACCAAAGCAATTGTTGAAGCAATCAAAGAAGAAGCTGACAAGTTGAGGGATGTCTCGGAGAAAACTGCAAAAGAAGTTGGGCAAATTGTTCCGGATGATTTGAAGTCTAAGACTACGGATGCAACTTCCTCAATTTCTAAAACAACCAAAGCGGCGGAGGATCTAGACAAAAAATCAGGCGAAACCTCTGCTACAGTTGGTGAGCTAGGCGACAAGTTAAAAGATGCTGGAAAGGATGCTGATTCCGCATCTAAAAATATTGGCGAAGTAATTCCAAAAGGAACTTTAGAACTAGCCAGTACTTTAACCAACAAGCTAAACGATGCAACAAAAGCCATTCAAGATGCAGGATCAAATGCAGGCAAAACAGCAAAAAATTTTTCTGAATTCGGTAAAGACTCAGAAAAGTCCTTGGGTGTACTGAAATCTGATTTAGATCAAGCAAAACAAAAATTACAAGCTTTCTCAGCAACCAATGCAACGCCGCAAGATATTGCGAATGCACAAGCAGAGGTCGATAAATTAGAAAAAGAAGTAAATCAAGCTGAACAGGCCTTTAATGGTTTTAAAAATGCCTCCAATAAAGCTAATCAAGAGTTAAAGGAAACTGAAAGCACGTCTGAACGTGCTCAAGCTGGCTTCTCTGTACTTAAAACCACAATTGGAACATTAACAGCTGGATTGGCGGCCCTTGGTCTAGGTTTAACAATCAAAGAGCTAATTGCCACATCAGATGCAACGCAGCAAATGGCGGCGCGTTTGAGAAATGCAACAGATAGTGTTGAAGAATACAACCAGGTACAAGAGCGACTTTTAACGCTTGCAAATGCTACATTTCGGCCACTTTCCGAAGCACAAGAGGTTTATTTAGCCACGGCTGGAACAATGAAGTCTTTGGGGTATAGCACAAATGAAGTGCTAACCATGACTGAAAGCCTATCACTGTCTTTCACGCATAATGCAACGCGAGCAGATCAGGCACAAGCGGCACAGGATGCATTAGCAAAGTCTCTTGCAAAGGGCTCAGTCGATGCTGATGCTTGGATGAGTATCATCACTGGTGCAGACAACGTTGTTGGTGACATGGCGAGAAGCACAGGACGTGCTGAATCTGAGATCCGGAAGTTAGGCGCAGAAGGGAAAATCTCTGTAAATGAACTATCGAAGGCATTAATCGAATCAAGAGACCGAAACTTTGATCTAGCAAATGCAATGGAAAATTCCACTGCTGATGCAATGCAAAAAGTAAGAAACAATATCACGGCGCTCATTGGTCAAATGAATGAGCAATATAATGTTTCTAGCCGACTTGCAGAGGTTATTCAATCACTTGGTGGAGATCTTGACTGGATCGCCGTATTATTCGGTGATGTTATGGCAGCGGTTGATGCTCTGTCTCAAGAGTTTAGCAACTTAGATCCAGCTATATTTGAATCTCTTAAACAAGCTATTTCCTCAGCTTATGATGCAGTTAAACAAATTAGCGTGGGGTTGTATGAGCTTGGTGATGTTGTTCTGACTGCGGTTTTTAATAGTCTAAATAACATTGTTGCTGTTCTTGGTTCTTTTAGCAGTGAGGTGACTAAAGCAGGGGAACAGGTCAGTTTTCTAACACGTGTCGGACAGGGCTTAAGTGTCACATTTGGGGCCATATCAGATATATTTTTCGCTCTACGTCTTGTTGTCATGACTTTGGCAGGTGTTTTCTATGACCTAGCTGCCGCAGCAAATGTTGGTGTTATGGCATTTACATGGGGTGATGTAAGAGAACAGTTTGTTAATAATGCAAATGAGATGATGATGAAAGCAAGGCAACTTTATGATGAAGTTGATAAACTTGCTTTATCACATGAATCGCAAGCTAAAAAACGGCTGGATGAGGCGGTAGAGAGTGAAGAGCAAAAAAACGCCAGAATTCTTGCTGAAAACAGAAAGGCACTTGATGATCTGTTAGCGTTACAGGAGGAAGAAGGCCAAAAAAATGACAAGCTTCAATCTCGTAAACTAAAAGCTGTTACTGATTACGTTACCGCAGCTGTTCAGGCTAATGAAGGAGTTCTAGACTCATCTTTAGAATTGGAGATGGCCCAGAGTGGGTATTTTGTATCTGTAGATGAGGGCGGCAAGGTTGTAGTCACTCGTTTATCCGAGGCAGAAAAAGCCACTGCATCAGCAACACTAGAAACAAAAAGGCAAGAACAGGCATTTAGGAATGCATCCGAAACAGGGAAGGCATTTGGGATTGATGTTGAAAAATCAACTAATAAAATATCAACTGGATTCAGTGATACTTCAGGAAAATTAGAAGCCTTTATCATTCAGTTGAAAGATTCAGGTATCACTGGAACTCAAGCCGCTGATATGACATATGAAGCATGGCAAAAGTGGTTGAGTCAGGCAAAAAATACAGCTGAAGTTGACGTAGCTAAATCTAAACTCATGGAAATGGGTGTTGCTGGTCAAGTATCTGGCGAACAAATCAATGCGGGTTTTAAGCTTGCTGATGCCGCAGCCAAAGACTTGAATCCTACGCTTAATGCAGCTCGTGAAGCAGGGAATGCATTAGGCATAGATATTGATAAAACGGCAAATATCATGTCTAAAGGGTTTGGCCAGGGAAGTGTTGCATTAGATGACCTTAAGGCAAAACTTAAAGAGTCAGGGATCGTTGGCCAAGATGCATCAAATACTTTGTACCAAGGTTGGAAAGCTTGGCTTGAGAAAGCAGACAGTAAAGTCGAACTTGATGCAGCTCAGGCGAAATTAAAAGAGTTTGAGGCTCAAGGTGTGTTTTCATCTAAGCAAGTCGAAAACGGCATGCTTGCATTAAAACAACAGACTGAAAAAGTTGCAGAATCTACTGATGAAGTGACACAAGCTTTTAAACGCCTTGGCATCCAGACTAAAGAGCAATTAAAGCTTGCTGCGGATTCAGCGCTCGCTGATTTCAACACCATCCAAGCCAGTGGTAAAGCAACGGCGGAAGGACTTAAACAGGCCTATGAACGTGTGATGCAAGCCGCTGCCGCATCTGGTGATCAAGCTGTAATTGCAAACGCCAAAGCAAGAGGCGCATCTGTTGGACTACAAGCTCAGATCGATGAGACCGGCAAGGCATCAGTTAAATCAACCCAAGAGATTGTAGATGCACTTTATAGGGTTGGTGATACGGCGCGTGGCTCTGCTTCCCAAGGTTTCCGTGATCTTGGCCGTGTAGCTCGTGAAGAAGCTCAAAGCACAGCAGATGAATGGGCAGCAGCAATGAAAAAGGTTGATGCTGAACGTAAAGCGCAGGCGGCTTCTACGGCGAAAGGCATGGGTCAAGCTATGGATGATATGGCTGCGAAAGCCAAGGACTATGAAAATCGCCTTGCAGCTGCTGGCATGGATGCGGCGCAGGCCAAAAAAGCTGGCAAAGACGCTTTAGACAGCATGATGTTTGCTTACTCTCAAGCGTTAAAAATGGGATCTGTTACTGACTTCAGTACGCCGTTGCTTAAGAAGATGGATGACACCCTGGCATATTGGGAGGGTAAAAAATCTGGATCAGGTGGCAGCTCTGTTTTGGTCGGTGGTAAATCGCCATCAGTGAACGTTCCAAACATTCAGCCGCCGTCAATTGAGTCGCCTAAGGTACCAAGTAGCTCTGATATCTCAAATCCAAAAACTGTGACTTACAAAATCCAGTTTATGGGCAAAGAAATAGACCTGAAAGGTGATCCTTCACAGCAAAACATGATGAATGACTTTCTAAACGAACTTGAACTATTGAACAGGGCAAGATAATGAAGCTCAAGCGCAATTTAACAAATGAAGCCGTCCCACTTGAGGACGGTTTTTTATGGTCTGACGAATTTGACTGGAAGCCCATTGAGCAATCACAAGAGCGCGCAATTGACGGCACCTTGATTGTTCAGGAAGGAAAAAAGAAGTCAGGCAGACCAATCACTTTAACGCCGCCACCAGAACAAGGTTGGATAAAGCGCTCGGTTCTATCAATCATTAAAGATTGGTCTGCACTACAAAATGAGCAGTTCACTCTTATTTTTGAATACCCACATGACACACGCCAATTCAATGTGATTTTCAATCATGCGGAAGGTGCTATCGAGGCAAAGCCAGTGCTGGGGTTTCCAACTGTATCTGACGGTGATTTCTATGAAGTCACTTTAAAATTTTTAGAGGTGCCAAATGCCGGTACAAACTAACAATCTAATTTTATATAAGTCTGAGCGTTTGACTGATACACCAGACGGCGGCGGCAAGTATTCAGGTCAAGTTGTGGTAGATGGGGAGAGTAATAACCTTTTTCCTGATGTGTCGGAACTTGATAGAACTATGGGCCGTGTGTCAATTCGGAAAATCTTTGCTGGTATTAATAACAACGATACAGCGGCATTAATGGGGTCCACGGTTTTTGTTTCCAAGAATCCAGATGATCCAAATGTTTCAGCATTGCTGTTTAGTACCCGGTCCCATACAGATGTGCGTACGGCAGCTGCTAATCGCATAGAAAGCTATTTGGCCAAGGGCGGTCAAGCAGTTGGAACATTGCTTGATACAGCGTATATCGGCATGAAGTCTGTACAGGCTGTGATGGGAATCAATGAAGCCGAGAATAGTGTCGGCGACACCCTCGTTCTTGTGGTGAATGAAGGTACAGTAAATGAATTCACTCAATTCTTTCGAATCACGAAAGTTGAAACACGTATTCAAAAGTTCCGTGCTGGTAGTGGCGGCGGCGGTTCTGAGGGTGAAAAAGAATGCAAGATTGCAACTTATACGTTCAATGATCCGCTTTCCCGTGATTTTGTGGGTCTAAGCATTCTGCAGTGGTGGCAAAACAGTAAATCACCGACTTTGATCCGAAATACTGTAATTGCTGATTCTGGTAAATACTATGCCAGTGTCGGGGTGGCTCAAAACGTTGGGGTGGGAAGCTTTACGATTCAAGCAAAGACTATCTTTAGTCAACTTATCCCTTCGTCCCAGACAGAAACGCCGTTGTTAGATCTAAATGCAGTCAGTGAAAATCCTGCATTGGTAGCTGGTAATAGCGGAACCATTACGGCGCAGTTCACGACAAATGTGAACAACAACCAAAGCTTGTACATAGGTTCGAGTGTGCTGCCTGCGAGTGTTTCATTTACGCTCTTTGGTCAGATAATCACGGATAACGGCGGTACCTTGCGCACAGTTAACGGCACTCAAATTGGTACGATTGATTACCAAGTAGGTCATATTGTATGGACCAACGCTATTGGCTCGGGTAATGCGATTGTGAATATCACATTCACACCCGCTGCCGCACCGGTTCAGCCTTTTGAATCATTTGCTTTACCCGTAACAGCCGCAAATCAGGGTACCAAATGGACAGGGGTATTAACTCCAATCCCTGCACCTGGTGCACTCAGTATCTCTTATATGTCTCAGGGTAAGTTCTATGTGATTCGGGATAACGGAACAGGGCGTTTATCTGGTGCCACCGACTCAATTGGTAGCGGTTCAATCAACTATCAAACGGGAACTTGGTTGTTGACCACGGGTGCATTGCCTGATGTCGGTACCCCGATTTTACTGCAATGGGGTAGCCCGATCAGCACGTTTGCTCGAGCAAATTCGCCAGTACTTCCTGCAGGTTTTGACTTTCAGTTATTCCAAAACGGGATTACAAGCCTCACGGCGACATGGCAACTTGAAGGAGAGACCAAGACGGCAATGGTCGATAGTTCTGGCCAGTTCACTGGTGATGCCATCGGATCGATGACATTCAACAACGGCAAAGGCCGCATCATTCCTAAGAAGTTGCCGCAGAAAAACACAGCTTTTACTTTGGCCTATAACTATGGAACTGGAAAAACCCAAACTGTTTCGAATGTTAATCCTGATTCAAATCAAAAATTGCTTTTCACGATTGGTACCGGGTCGGCAATTCAACCGTCATCAGTTGGGCTTGAGATACCTGTTAATACGACTACAGGTAGCGCAGATAAGCGGATAGTGACCTTGCACGATGTACCTATTGATGCCAGCACTGGGAATTTGGTCAACGAATTTGGTGAGGTGCAGGGCAAGATTATCTATGCAACTGGCGCTTGTGAAGTCACACCCGTTTTACAACGTACTTCTTATCGAACTGTTTATGAACCTTTGGTTTTCTATGTGAGTGGTTAATATGACGGAACTTCTTTTACCGCAAAAATCAAAAGTGGTATCAAGCACTGAAACATTAAAAGCATTTGATCCAACAACGATCAGTGTGCGGTACCGTGATACATCAGGCTCAGGCAGTGATACTAAAACGATTAATGCAGACAAGCTTAGTTTTGATTTAACACAAGGCTTTGATGAGCAGATCCTCTCTAATTCGATCCGCTTTAAGTTGGGTGCGGATACGTTTATCGATCGAACAGGCTTGTTATATCGTAATGTCGATAGTTCAACAGGCAGCGGCACACAATCAGGGACCATTCAATATGGTACCGGTGTTGCTGAGTTCGATACATGGACACCGAATGTGGATAATCAATTAACACTGCAGTCAATGACAACAACGACTGATATGCTGCCCGTGCATCATGTCAGTTTCCGCACGCCAACTATCCCGATTCGCCCTAGTTCGTTAACGGTGGTAGTTGCGCCGTTGAGTGGGGGGCAATTAACCGTGACAGCGAATGAAGCAGGGGTAATTGAGACACCGCAGGCACACGGTAAAATCAATTACGACACTGGGTTTGTTGATATATACTTTTATGAGAAAAAGCGAAAATCAGAAATTCCTGATGTTGTAAATCAGCCTTGGTACAGTCCTGAATTGGAGTACACCGAAGGTGGAGCAATCTATATCAATGTGCCATTTTGGATTGATCCGACCAGCGTACGCTATAACGCCATTGCTTACACGTATATCCCACTTGATAGCGAGATCCTTGGTTTATCTGCGACACGTTTACCACCAGATGGTCGTGTGCCAATTTTTCGCGTGGGCGATACAGGTGTCATTGCCTCATCAAAGAAACAAGAGTTGCCGAGCCACGTTGCAGGTCAAACATACGATTTGAATGATCAGCGGATCTCCTGGTGTGAGCTTGAAGATAGCAACGGCGTTAAAGTGCCGCATGACATGTACACTGTTAACTATGATTACGGCAAAGTAACTTTAAGCGGTGACTTTGCTTTGAATAGTCTTGTTGCACCGATTGTTGCTGCATATCGTTATCAAGATATTGGCTTGATCAATGATGTACAGATCAGCGGTCAAGTGACATTCACCAAGCCTTTAACGCATAACTACAGTGCATCGGATTCAATTGTTGGATCTGTTGTCGTTGTTGGCGATATGTTCAGCCGCTATTCAACCAAGTTTGTTCAAGGTACATGGAACAGCGTCTGGGCTGATGAGCCGACAGGTCAGCCAATTACGCCGAACTATAACGATGCTTTGTACCCGATCCAGATTACAAATAAAGGTGCAATACAAGAACGCTGGGCGATTGTATTCACTGATATTTCATCATTTCGAGTAATTGGCGAAGTTTCTGGCCAGATTGCTACTGGTACAACAACCATGGATTGTAAGCCGACTAATCCTATTACTAATGAGCCTTACTTTATCATTAAGAAAGAAGGTTGGGGCACAGGTTGGGCGAGTGGCAATGTTTTACGCTTCAATACAGTTGCAGCAATGCAGCCGATCTGGTGCATACGCACAGTGAAGCAATCTGAGCCGACAGTTCTAAGTGATAACTTTCAAATCATGTACCGCGGTGACATTGATCGAGTGATCTAAAACATTTAACCCATAGGGCTGCACATGCAGCCTTTTTTATTGAGTAAATAAAACATGGCTACAGATATCAAAGTGCAGTTTTTTAGCCATCTAAATGGCATTAATCTTGGTAATAACTGGGGCGATTTAATCCGAATGCTGGATATTTGTCTTGTAAACGGATTGCCATTCACTAACGTAACGGCGGCAAGTATCGATGCAAACGGCGATATCAATTTGACTTTCTACGCTGCACATAATGCGGTGTTATTCCAGATTGTTGAGCTGTCAGGTTTCTCGCCGTCAAATATCAATGGAAAATATCGAATCAAAGGCTTGCCGACTTCAACTCAAATGATTCTTAAAGCTGAGTTGTCAGGTCAATCAATCTCAGCGAATGGATCTGCGAAATTAGCAGCACTTGGCTATGACATTATTTTTCGTGATTCTAACGATGTTAAGAGGGTATATCGAGCTAAAAATCCAAGTTCAGTACATCCATTCATTCGGGTAGATGAATCAATTTCTGATGGGACAAATTCTTATAATTCAGATTACGCTAAATACGCGATGGTTGGGCTTCTTGAGAGCATGTCACATATTGATGATTATGAAGATCCCAATAAATTACAGCTACCTCTAGATACTTCTAATTTAAAACGTAACTGGCAAATCAACGGTACTGGCAATACAGTTGTTCGCGGTTGGTCTAGATGGTATTGGGCACGAGCATCCGGCGCCTACTATGGATCACCAGACACCTCAAGTCCTACAACGGGTAATAGACAATTTACTTTGTGTGGTAGTGGGGATGCCTTTTATTTTTGCAGGCCATTTTTATCAGATAATAGAAAGGTAATTTCTGGATGCGGCATATTTAACACAGCCCTAGACACAACTATGATTCCAAACTGGTTTTTAATGACCAGTTACAACTCTGTTAATGCCAGTACTGGGCAGGACTTTAGTACTATTGAAGGTGCATTGCCGTTAACTTACGGCGAGGCTCAATCCAGATTTCTAACAACGAAGTATGATGTCCTTGCACGTATTGCCAACACAGATATCGCAAAGCCTATTCTTTATAATTACTCAACAGGAAGTAATGCTTTTGGCAGTTCGCAAGTTTCAGCATTAGAAATCCCATTCTTTGATAACTCTGGTTTTCTTCGTGGAACTCTTAAACATGTATTATTTTCTGGCAATTCAAAAGGTGAAATTCATACAACACCTATAATCTCCGAAAATTCAATGTATGTTGCAGAATCATTTATGATTTTAGGTGGGTATGCTGGTGGGATGTATTTTTATTTGGGGGAATTAGAAACATGAGGCCAGTATCAAGAAATGTAGCGCTGAGTAATTATTTTATCCAGAATTTAGGATTTGGTTCAAAAAATACTGTTGCAAGTATTAAGGGAACTACTAAGAAGCTATCCGTAAATTATGAAGATGCGCGTGTTGCCTTATATAACAAAGCAAACCTTAGCCCTATTGCTATAAGAAAACCTGATATTAATGGTGTTTACCATTTCAATGGGTTAAATAATTCAATTAATTGTTTCATTGTCGCCTTTGACAATAAAAAGCAATATAACGCTGTCATTCAAGATGGAGTAGTCCCTAAATGAGTGTAATTCCTTCTTTGGCCGCAGGCTTAGCGCAGCTTCAAGCACTGGCAAACTTTTTGGATACGGGTAGCACTAACGCTACCTTTATTTTTTATGACGATGCTAAACCTTCAAGTGTGAATGTTGCCGCTAATGCCAGCGCAAAGCTTGTGACACTGACTTTCCCAAAACCGTGCTTTAAGAAGCTTAATACTGATGGTATTGAACTGAATCAAACGGATGCGGCACTGGTCATAAAAGCAGGCACGGCGACATGGGCGCGGATCTATAACGGCAAAGGTGAGGCAGTGGCTGATTTCGCCGTGGGTACCGAAATTACTTTGGCCCAGCCCAATCTTGCTTTGGGCAGTACTTTGATGATCAATTCATTTGTATTAAAACCGATAACCTAAATTGAGGTGTGCATGTGTCAAATTACATCCCACCAGATGCACATAATATCAGCCTAAATTTTAAAGATGAGCTGGGGTCAATTGATTCTCATAATCTCATTTTAAACTTTGGTGCTGATGAGCAAATCAATGCTGCAGTAAATGCAGGGGTTGCAACCTCTTTTATTGCTGAAATCGTTGCCACTCAATACACATATAATTCTGTTAAAGCTGTTGTTCAAGCTGCTTTTGATGCTGCCATTGGTGTATTGCCTGGTGAAGCTGCCCAAGTAAGCACTGTTGTTGAAACTGCATTTTCTGCTGATATCCAAGCGATAGTTGTAAATCAGTTTTGTCGTGTTGAAGCTGTGATTTCAACAAGTATCAATCCGTTTATTAATGCACGTTTTGATATCAATTCAGCGTTTGGTTTAAGTCATCTAAGTGTTTTGGAGTATCAAAGAACATTACCAGCACTTCTCGAAAATAAAATGAGGTTTGGTAAACCACTATTTAAGGCGCATAACAGCGCCTTTATTTTTGAGCGTGGTTTGACATTATCAAACGCCGTTTTAAGTGGCTTTGATAAATCTGACACTTTACAGCACTCAATTAAAACGGTCTTTGAAGAAACATCCAGATTGTCGAGTGCGTCAAAAATGGTGTGGCAAGAAAATGAAAAGTATTTCATTTCTCGAACCATGTTCTTTGAAGTGTCTGAAAAGCTGCTGATTAATCGCAATACAAGTTGGGATGAAATGATTAAAAAGCGTAAGAAAATTACGTTTAGTCATGAAGTTGCCGCAGTCTTTGAAAAATGGTTCACGTTCAAGCACGACAATGGTTTAGAGCTGGTAACCACTGACTCAATCCCGTGGGATGTTGCACAGGCCGTTTATTATCGCAAGTCCTCTGTAGATCCAATCGAACCACAGCCAAAGCCTAAATATGTTGGTTTAACCGATCTGAATTTTTCTTGTCATTGTGTAGAGGTTGATTCTCACAATGTCTTTCTAAATTTTGGTGCAAGCGATTGTTTACCATTTCCTCATAATAAAGACTGGTGGTATATCGTGAATGAATTAAAAGTTTCGCGCCTTGATAATGGCCAAGCAATTCAAGTGAACAACGGCGACTATCGTTGTGACCGTAGCTCATGGTGCTGGTCATATAATTTGACTATCCCATTTTATGAAAAGCCAAAGCTTGAGCCAGTGGATGGCAAGCCGGTTATTTTAAAGATCCTGATTAATGGCAATGAGCACAGAATGCTGCTTGAGAACATTTCGAGATCCAGACAGTTCGGTAAAGATGTTTATAAACTTACAGGCCGCAGTCCTTCAGCCTTGCTTGATGCGCCGTATTCACCGACACGATCTTTCACACAGGAAAATGAACGGACTTCGGTTCAACTGGTGCAAGCTGAGCTTGACCGGGTGAATAGCGACATTGTGCTTAATTGGGAGTTGATTGATGCATTAGGGTGGGTGTTACCAGCTAACAGCCTCAGTTATTCAAATTTAACGCCTATGGCCGCTATTAAGCTGATTGCCGATGCTGCAGGTGGTTTTGTCTATAGTGAGCCTAACAGCAACACACTGACGATTAAGCCACTTTATAAAAAAGTGTACTGGGATGCTATTCAGCAGTCTGATTTTGATCGGCTAATTCCTGAATCCGTAGTGACTGACCTATCCACTGACTATGCACTTTACCCAGATTATAACGGCGTATTTCTAACGAACGATCGAACGGGTGAAACTGGCACGGTAAAACGGCGTGACACTGCAGGTGACGTGAAGTTAGAGCCAATCAACGATCCGCTGTTTACTTCAGTAAGCGCCATGCATGAGAAAGGGCGCTCTGTGCTTGCAAAGGCAGGCATGGTTGAAAATCACAGCCTGTTAATGCCAGTAGCGAATGAAATCGGCTTGTGCACGCCGTCAGACCTAATTGCATTTAATGCTGAATGGTGGGGCGTGGCAGATAGTGTTAGTGGTTCTTTCTCGGAAGGGAAAGTCACTCAAACAGTAGCAGTGGAGCGGGTAAATCATGAGTAATGCATTATCACGGCTTTTAGACTTACTGCCAAAGACACCCGAATTTATCGCAACGGTGCAGAGTGCTGATCATCCTAATTATAAAGTGCTGGTGGTGGATGGTACCGGGCTTGTGCTTTGTACCAGTTCAACGACTTTTAACGTAGGGGATCGGGTTTATATCAGTGGAAATGAAATAAAGAGAAGTGCGCCGACAGGCGTGGTATATCAAATCGAAGTTTAACTTTAAAACATAACTTAGGCCGCCATTACGGCGGTTTTTTATTTGGAGCAATGTAAAAATGGCAGAGCCAGTTAGTAGTAGCGCAGGGGCAGTAGCAATCAAAATGTACGGTCTTGGGGTAATGATCGCAATTGTGATTGCATTGGGGTATTTGGTTGTTGTGATGACTCGGATGCCGCGCTCACGTAGTGAATGGGTTGTGAGTTTAGTAACGACTGTGATTGGAAGTGTGGGCGGGGGTGGGTTCATCATCCATCATTTTGCAATGCATGATTATGCGACTACTTGGGCAGGGATGTGCGCGATTGGTGGGATTTTCTTTGCATCAGGATTGCCATTCTGGGCGATTGCTCGATGGTTCTTTAAATATGTGAATGACCGAGAAGGAAAAAACATTTTAGAGGTTGGTAAAGAAATTAAAGACTTCAAAGACAATTTTTAATAGATCCAGAAATTAGATGCCGCCTTAGGGCGGTTTTTTATTGCATAGAGGAAATCGAAATGGACAGAAAAGCTTTTTTTGATGCTGCACGTGAGTTATTAGGTGGGCGAATTTCACAAGCTCAAGTAAATAAATTTAATGAACTTCTTGATGAATATCAGGGGAATGGTATGAAAGCAAGTACGGTTGGTATCAACTTAATTACCAGTTTTGAAGATCTGCGCCTAAATGCTTATGATGACGGCGTTGGAGTCTGGACGATCGGCTATGGTACTACGGTATATCCAACTGGCATTAAGGTTAAAAAAGGTGATGTTTGTACGCTTGATCAAGCGAAAGCATACTTTGCATACGATCTTAAGCGTTTTGAAAATGCTGTAAACAGTGCTGTTAAAGTTCCTGTTTCTCAAAATCAGTTTGACGCACTGGTGAGTCTTGCATACAACATCGGCGAAGCTGCATTTAAAGGATCTACATTGCTTAAAAAGCTAAATGCAAAGGACTATCAAGGTGCCGCTGATCAGTTCCCACAATGGAATAAAGGCGGTGGTAAAGTCATGAAAGGTTTAGTTCATCGCCGTGCGGATGAACGTGAGTTGTTCTTAAAAAAGTAATTTATCACTGCAGGCGCTCAGTGATTACATTGATCATAAGCGCCTGTATTCTCGTTGTATTACCCAGCTGCACAGCACATACGATCAACAATAATGTTAATGTTGGGATATGTGTTAAAGCTATTTAAGAGCATTTAGTACTTAAGAACCAATGGTAAAGTTGGTCTAAAATCATGGGAAAGTCCTTGCTTGTTTTCATCAAAAGTGATTTTTAATAAGTGTTCATTTCCGTTAATAATGTTTAGCATTCCAAGACTTTTCGAGTCTGGTAAACTAAATTTCTCATTGAATTCAGGCATTGTAATTTCAATAGAAGTTACTTCAGAAATCCCATTAGAATGGGTAAGTGGTTGTGCTTTATCTGGGGATGCTTGATCAGGTCTTGAAGCGAAAGATAAGAAGAACCACATTGGCTCTGAAAGTGATGAATCTTTTGCAACATCAACTTTTAAGCCATTTGGTAGGTATGATGGTTTATAACTCCAGCTTGTAAATTTTACGTCTTTATCTTCTGGATTCTTAGGTCTGAAACAAACTCCAAATGGTGAGATATCATCACTTTTTGATGAAATACGATCATATAGTAAAGTAGGTGCAGTTGTTTCACTTTTCGCTTCTTCTACATTTTCTAACCACAGTAATTCGAGAAAGAAGTTTTTAAAAAAGAATCTGCGGTTTGCTGTACCTTGTCCCAGATGTGTGTTGGAAGTTCCCTCTGTTAATCCAAAATTCTTAAGCATTTCAGCTTCTGAAGCTTTGTATTCAGTACATATAAAAATATGATCAACTTCCATTTTGTAATCTCTGTAGTTCTTTTAACAATCGAATAATATACGCTATAAATTTTTATAGACGTAAGTATCTGTGCTCTGTATTTTTTATTATGCGCAGCTCATACGATGAATAATAATGTCATGTTAGAGTTTGTGTAAAAGCCCTCTAATGAGGGCTTTTGATGTTATTCATAATAGATAGCTCTTATACCATCAATAACATGTTCATACCGTAACAAGGTAAATTTAGAATTAACTTCAAAAAAATCCCAAAACTCCATAATTGGATCGGAAAACTCTTGAAAAGTAAAATCCCTCTGAAGCTCAGGTTGTTTTATTATTATTTCTAGCCTACTTAACAT